GTAATGGCTTCTTGTTCTGCGATGGAGTAGGTGTTCCATCCATTTTGAGAAATTTCTTTTCGTAATTGGTTATAGGAATCGATGTCGGTCACATTCCCATATCGAACGAGATAGTCTCCTAATCGACTTCCCGAGACGGTCCCCGAAATCGGTTTCACATCTCTTTTACTAGTAGGCATGGATGCAAATTTCTTGGGTTTGACTTTTTCATCGACGGACTCATCTGCTTCAGGATCATCGCCTGTGGAGATATTGAGGCAATTGAGCCAGGCATATTTCATCGCCATCGTTTGCGCTTTGGCAATGGCCTTATCGACAGGGTCGGAAGCGGAGCCTAATCCTTCGGTGGATAATCGTTGTTCGCTGTCTGAATCCATCAACGTAATGGTTGCTTTGACTTTTACGTATTGTGAGAATTTCCCGTTTTTTTCTTGCCTCTCATCGGAGAGTAACTCCATGGTGACAAAGGTAATAATTCCATGGGTACATAGCGATTCGTTCACCTTCTCTAAGACTGCGGCGGCGGACGCATAGGTATAATTTTGTCCCTGGTTTTTAGCATCTTTTTGGATGTAGGAACATTCTTTCATGACAAGCAATAATTTTTGACGTAGTGAGTTCATAGTCTCTCCTTAGTTATATAAGCTTTGATTCGATTCTAGTTCCATATCCACCACATAAGAACGAATATCTTCTTCGCTAAATTCGAAGTACAAAGCCACGGTAGGATCACGGGAGATTCGTTGAGCAATGAGTTCAATTTTCTGTTGGGTTTGTGTATTCATCATGAAGATGAAGATAACACAGTGAAAAAAGAGCGCAAGTATTTTTTCACAAAAAGGTAATAAATGTTTTTAATTCAAAGGTTCTTTTTTGATGGTCACTACCAATGGTTTCTGAGGATTTCCTTCAGGGGGTGTTTCATCGGAACTGGAGAAAAAAGGATCCTTAAAAAAACGCTTCCATGCTTCTTGGATGAATCTTTGCGAATGTTCTATTTTCTCAGCGGTATATTCTGTTATTTTTGTATGTCTGTAAACAAAGTAGCTTATATAAGAAGTGGAGATTAACTGAATCAGGACAATGCCAAAGGTCCCTAGGTAGAAGTAGTGGTGAGAGAAAAAATTGGCAACCGTGACGGATAAAATGGCAATACACGCAAGATTAACAACCATGTGTGACTTACTAAAATGTTTCATACATCCAAATCCCTTTCTTTTTCTGAACAGCGATAAACCGGTATGGGTGAGTGGCAGCGGCGACTTTGATTTTGACTCTTGCATCATCCCGCCAAAATCCTTTGACTTCGTGAAATTCAATCTCTTCTTGTTGAGTAATGACTCGAAAATCAGGAGTATAGTAAGTATTTTTGGCGAGTTTTAATTTTTCCGGCTCAAAATCCCATCGAAGGATTTCACCCGTTTTCACTCGAAGGTTCAACAAATCTGCATAAGATCGTTCCGTTCCATTCATGTCTTTGGGAAACGCAGCAATGCATGCTTTAGGATTCATTTTGTTTTTTGACATACATCCCTAATGCTAAAAAAAGTCCTGATGCCCCACAAGAAGAAATGAGTAAACTGGCTGAGTAGAAATGATTTTCTTCGAAAAGTTTCACCACAATCAAAAGCAATCCAATACTGACGAAAACCAAGGAAAAGAGCAGCGCGTTCATAACGGGTCCTACGGATGAATGTTTAGCGAACATATATTATTTTGAACGAATAAAATAGGTTTTTCAAGACATTCTTTAAAAAACTTTCTACTCGTAATCCAACCAAACACTTGTATGCATAGACAATTTAAGAGCCTGCGTGGAGGTGTCATCTAAAAAGAAATTTTTAAGAACCGAGTGCGCATCTTCACATGCATTCATCCATGTGTATTTAGAGATATACATCCCCATGAGACATTCTTGATGAAGGTGTGCAATGTGATGGATGGCAAAAAAGGCAGGAGAATTTTTCTCCACAAATCTGATCAGTCCGTTGATTGGGTTTACTAACAACCAGTGGAATAATTTATGTTTAGAGAGAGTAGAGGTCATGATGGCTCCTTATTTCCAGGGTTTCCCGATGGCAATAAACACTTTCTTTTTGAATATTTCTTGCTCTTCGCGTTCTGCGAGCATTTTAAGATAATTCTCGCACTCTTTTACAAACATCGTGGAGAGTTCAAGCGTTGACATTTCATTGAGTGGTTTTTCCATACCAAAAGGCTACCACACGAATTATGAACGTCAATAATTATTTTTAAAAAAGAATATAATTGTTCAACTCAGGCAATTTTCTTTAAAGCGGCCAAGCACCCTAAGGTGATTTGTTTTTCTTCTTCGGTTTGCACAAACGCATACGATCGGGGGGGAGAAACGGACACTGAAGCAGAAGTGCCCGTATCGTACGTAGACGATTCTGTCATCCATCGTTCTAACCACTCCGGGCGATCGAGGATCTCTTCTAAACTGATGTTCCGGGTTTTTAATTGGAAGGGTTTTCGATCGCCCATGTATCGTCCCATGCGGATGATTCGTTCTCGAAGCTCTTTCCATCCGATTTTCCGCTTTTGGGCGTATTGCTTCATCCATCCTATCCAAGCCTGTTCTGTTTGCTGTGCAATGGCCCCTAATTTGATTTCTTTGGGGTCCGTTTCATTTTTCACGAAGTCTACCCCTAGGGATCCTTTGCAAGCATCATAGAAATCAAATAGCAGCGAATACGCTTGGATTCGTCGTTGATTCCACGCAGAAGGTACCGCAGGTTCTAACCCCGGTTCACTTTCCCCCTTTTCAATCCTACTTTCTAAGAAAGGAGGATCTGTGTAAGTAATCTCTTTATTTATATTACAGTATGCGGGTTTCCCGCATTCTAGTATGCGGGTTTCCCGCATTCTAGTATGCGAGTAATTAGCATTCTGGGTGGTCGACGATAATTTTTTTGGTTTTTGTTTCTTTACAAACACCGCTAGATAGGGATTTTCTTGCGAAGAAACATCAATGAGTTGATTTAATTTCTGCAAGTCAACGTGGTAATACATTTTGGCGGGAACCCCTTTTCGTTTCTCTTTCCAAAAGGGAAACGAACGTAACACAACGCGTGCTCGTTCTTGTTCATACCGAGATAAGCCAATTTCTTGCTTCCATTGCGCCTGGCTTTTATAAAACCATCCTTTTGAATCTTTGGAAAGATTCGACCAATAGCAAGCTTGCGAAAGAAGGAGTGCTGATTTTGCATCTCCCGTGAGGTGAACGTAAGAAGTTTGGAATGCCACAATTCGGTTCCCGAAAATATAAATATTTTTTTGTTGCATACTCGCTTTCTCTGTTGACTTTATAAAAGCGAGTGTATAGGTTGCCTACATGCTCCGCTTTTGTGTGATAACTTATGTGTAGCATTTTGTACCTAGAGAATCAATCCTTTGGGAAAAAGCCATCCTAGGAAATTGTGAAAACAAATAGGCTTGAACCTAGGCCCTCTTCCTTCTTTTCTGTGTCGTGTGTTCATCATAAAACTACAAGTCCATTCCCCTGAGAGATCTCTCAGGGGAAGGAAGAGGTGTTTTTTCTTGCAATTATTTACAAAAAGATTATATTTGTTTTGTGAAAAATAAAAAAGAAAAATCTGACATCCCGCCTGATTCCGAAAAACGAGGGAAAGGAGCGCCTTGCACAAAAAGAGTCCCCGGCACCATGGGAGAACGGATTTATTTGCATCGCAGGCATTTAAAATTAAGTATCACTGAGTTTGCTAAAATTGTTGGAATTTCGCTTGGCTCGTTATGCCAGATTGAAAAAAATAAACGAAAGCCGAATTTACGAACCATTGAGAAGATTTCACGTGCTACAGGTATTTCCGTCTCCTACCTCATTTCTGGATAAAGTGTAAATCTTTAAATACCAGTTGATTTTGCGTGGCGATTTGCTATTGTTTCGTCGGGATGTATTCATGGAGCCGGGAAAAGAAAAAGAGACCTCACTACCAACCATCGCCACCAACCCGATTGCGATTTTTAGTGAATTAGCGTCCAAGTTTGGGTTAAGCTCCATTACGATGATTGTCTTTGCGTATGTGGTGTTATGGGTCTATTATCCCAATCATGAAGATTTCATGAGAAAGCAAATTGAACAATGCAGTCAAGGGCTACTCCAAGTGAGTAAGGATTTTCAATCCCTGCTTTTTAAAATTGATCAAATCCAAAAAACCATGGACCAAAAGGGAATCAACTATGAAAATCATCGCTAGTCTTCTTTCGTTGTTCTTCGCCTCGTGCTCTGTACAGAAGCTGATCTCGTATACGAATCATTTGCAACACGAAACGAAACTCATTAAGCAATACATCGATTGGGAGAAAACCAACTCAAGTAAGATGGCTCCTGCGTGTCTTGATTTTTATCATCAGTCCAAACAACAATTGCTTGACATTATTGATGACCAATCTCAGTTAGTCGATGAGATAATTGGCCTTCGTATTGCAAAAAACGACCTGTTTCGTACCTACTAGGAGATTTCGTGCTAGAACAACTTTTCGACCTCATTAAAGCCTTTTTAGTTCAACTTCAACAAAACCTTATCTCTCAAAAGGTGTATGAGGAACGTCTCAAAGAAGCACTCAGCGAGTATACAAAAGCGTTACAAGATCTTCACACAAAAGAAACGCAAGAGATGTCTATGGATGTGTCTCCATTGGTTCCAATGTTCCACGTGGAACATAATGAAGCCGCTTTGCCTATCGAGCAGGATTTATTAACGAATGATTGACAAAAGATACAAAGGAATTACAATATTTTTGCGGTGGTAGCTTAATCTGTTTTACAGTTGCCCTACCAAGAAATAGAGTTGAGAAAGCCCTCTGCCAAGAGTTTATGTTGGTTTGAATCCAACCCACCGCGTTTCGATGGCCCGCAGATCTTCGCGAGAAGAGGAGTATTCTCTTTGCAACCCCTGCGAATACAAAGGTTGCTTGTACAAGAGCTTGCCATCGTTTATTCGTTGAATTCGGATAATTCCTCTTTCTGGGACAAGTCTAATTTCTTGTTGAGTTTCCATTTTCATCAAACCCACCAAAATACCCCACATGGAGTTCTTGACAAGTTTCGCACATACACACAATGGTATGACGTGGTGGAGATTTCCAGCGAGAGGCAATTTCCTCTTCGTGCATTTGTTGGTACTGTCGTAAGCTTGCTTGGTTTGTTGGCGTGATAACTTTTGTGATTTTCATTCTCCTAGCTTGGGTCCGTTTTGCTTCTTTGTCAAGATTTATTGCAAAAAATAATTATATTTGTTCGTGAAAATAAATGTTGCATATCCGGTTCTTTTTTGGTACATTGCTCGTATGAGTCAATTATCACAAAAAGCGTATGAGCGATTGCTGTTGCACGTGAATCAAATGGAAGATCCTCCTGGAACCAACACAGGACCGGTTGTAGAGTGGGCTACCGATAGTTGGTACCCCTACTTGTCTAAGACCCCCTTAAAATGGTGTTGTGGGGCTGTGTGCACGGCCTATGCAGAAGCGGGGTCGGAGTTTATGCTCGACCATGGGACCTTGCAAGTTGAGAAATTGTTCCAAGCTCTCTTTGTTGCCAATCCTTCTTGTATTTCATTAGTAGAGAATATTCAGACTCCTGTGATTTTTCCCATTGAAAGAGGAGATATCATCTTCTTCGGTACAAAAAACAATCTCCATCATGTAGGTCTTGTAGACAGATATGACACTATGAGCCATATTATCTATACGTTGGAAGGCAATCATCGAGATGGTGTTTTCCCAGGCATGCATTTAAAGTTTTACGCCATTGGAAAGGTTCCCTTTTAATGAATAAGAGAATGCGGAAGAAGCAGAGAAGGAAGAATGAATTGCTTCGTCAAAGTTATCCTCGAATCCATGGGAATAAGATTGAAGGATACATATGTGGTGTTGTATTAATGGTTGATCTGAAAGGTCCCCTTTTAAGGGCCAACCATTTTCCTGATGTCAAGAAAATGGTTGGCCCTAGGAAATAGGAAATAACATGAAAACAAATGATAGTGTTCGTGAGATTGCAGTAGTTGCTAATGCTTTTGATATTTCAACCGAATATTACGATAAATTAATGATTTCTGGAAACTTTAATTATGAAGGGGGTGGTTCTCAAGGACTTTGCTGGATCATTGATGATGTTTTCATCACGAAACTGCTTCGAGCGCTCGGTGTTAACTCCTTACAAAAGACCAAAGGTCGTTATGTCTATGTCACTCATTCTGATAATAGAATTGAAAAAATAGAGCCTATTTTCCGAAAGTATGGAGAGACCTTTGATATTTTAGAGTGGAGTGACTTATTGAAAGACGATAGCGGGAAAAGAATGGTTTGTTCAAGCTGTATGAAGCCTGTCGTTTCTTCTGCTGAGAAAAACATCCCCGATAATGACCGTTGACGATTTCTGATTCTTTGGTATGATAGCAGATTCGTGTCTGACGAGAAGATTATAAACGCTTCTGATTTGCTTTATCTCTTGCGCAAAGAAAAGGGATGGACACAACTTCAACTCGCTCAAAAGAGCAAAGTTTCCCTGCGATTTATTCAATACATCGAAGAAGACAAATATCCTTACCGGTTACGACAAAAATACATCGATTTGCTTTCCTCCTGTTTTCGAACAGATTTTGGAGTCCTTTATGAAAGATGCCTTAGTAGCCAAAAGACAAAAAGGTAGACCGAAAAAAGAATCTACTGAAAAATCATTGATAGATACCCGTGATATGAAGCAAAAGGCCCACGATCTGTTTTTGCAAACAGAAAGTGTGTTCGAATGTTATAAGCAGGCCGGGTCTACTGTCATGAACGATTTTCTGAGTCACTACCCTACTCCTATTCCGTTTCATTTGTTTCGTTACCTCTCTCAGCGTGAGATGATTCAATTCTGCGCATTCAATGAGAAGAATGAGATCGTTCAAAAAGGAGATTTGGTATTTTTTTACGACAAGAATATTTTTAAAGTCTCGTTAATTTTTGACTTTAACAAAAATAATGGTGTCTTGTATGCTTATGATGCTCACATGGAATTATTCCGATTAGAAAAATGGTATTGCCTTGGGAGAATTTCTTGTTGAGCGAAGGAGCAAATCATGGCCACGCCAAAACACCCCCGTATTGTAGGAAATAATCGAAAGAGAGCGATGCAGAGTCATGAGAAGGCTCGGCAGGCGTACGAACTTCGTCTTCAGGGGTATCGACTCGATCATATTGCAGACCAACTCAAGCTCGATGTTTCTACCGTGTCGAAGATGATTCGAAAAGGGTTAGATGAGGCAAAAGAGCATAATAAAGAGCTAGCGCAGCGTGTGCGAGAGATGGATTTAGAGAGTCTATCTGAGTTGCAACCAATCTATTTCCAAAAAGCCAAAGATGGAGAAGTCGAAGGATTCTACGCCCTCATGAAAATCTTTGAGCGGCGTGCCAAGCTGATTGGATTAGATTCACCCGAGAAGATCGAGGTAGAAAACAGCTACAAGGGGTACGTTGGCATCGATACGAGCAAGTGGCCTGAGGTTAAAAAGGAGATGGCCAATGACACCTAATGATACTTGGCAACTGCAATTTTCAAAGAATCCATCCGATTTCTTTGCGGTACGTTGGCGATTCTCAGATGAGGATCAGGATGAAATCGAATGGGAAATCCATGAAATTGCGTGCTTTGACGAAAGAGTCCCTATTTTCTCATCTGAGAAAGATCTCGATTGGATAACAGCCATGCATAGAAAGTCACCTATTCCAATCGAAGATGGTCATATCATGCATGGAGATTTGAAATGGGATGGTACTTTTAATCTAAGTATCTCAGATAAAGAAGCATGTCTGCATTTTTGTGATGCCGACTCCAAACAGCCAGAAATTATATCAATGCTCAAATTGGTTTTTTCGTTAGGACCTAAAATAAGATCGTCGATCACATGGGGACTTGGAAAATCCCAGCAACGAAGGGGGAGTTATCTATTAAAGGAGAAAAAATGACTAAAAAACTGAAGAATACTTTGACATTGGAACTAACTAAAAAAGAATTTATTGAACTGAAACAATTAATGAAATTGGGTCGGAAGATAGATGGAAGACAAATATTATTTAATGAATCCGATCCTTATTTTACTCTATGGGAAAAAATTAATACCTTTGCGTTTGAAAATTTAAGTTTTGAGGAACTTAAAGAATGTATGCAATAACCTAGGAGAAGAAAAATGACAAATGACATTAGATGGCTACCCTTTATTAGATACTTTCAACAAAAAGGGTTTACCTTAATTTTCGACCTTATGGAAGAGCGTTCAGCGCATCTTCTTTTTTATCGAGAAACCATTCCCTCTGATAACCCACATGCTGCTAGGTATGTGATTTTTGCTGTCGATGATGAAAAGTGCAAAGCTTGCCTAACGGATAAAGAATTATTGGAGAATCATGCTCATTATCTTGATGAATCTGCTAGATATCAATTCAATAAGTGGTGTAATTTAAAGACATTTTATGGAGACGAAAAGATTATCTATAGTGGTCATATATGGAGATTTGACCCCATGGTAAAACTAGGACTTGCTTTTCTTCAATTTATTGATGACCAGAAGCGCGAAAAGGGAGATGATAAATGACCAAAGCTGATATAAAGAAAAAGATATCTCTACTCATCATAAAATATACTAAATATTTGGATGAATTTAGTCTTAATCTTAATGATGAAATCATTGATTTTATTGATAAACTACAATCAGAACGCCCTTCTGTCCCGACAAAAGAACCAGATCCAATCGATAAAGAAAATTTTGTGAGATGTATCGAAGATGTTTATAAAGAATATGCAGGTTTTTCAATAAACCGAGAAGACCTTCAGAGAAAATTACGTCATATTTATGATGACACTTTTCTCATTCCACAGATCAACGATATGATTAAAGTCGCTTGGCGTGAGAAGACAGCATCTTATGAGCCGCCAAATCATTCGTTAGAACCACATCCGCTTAAGTGGAAACGCTGCGTAGATGGAATGCCTCTGAAGACTGAAGATTCATACTATCCATATCTGGTTTATCCACAGCAAGGTGATCTGAGGATGTATAATTATGTAGGTCTTCGAGATTTGTGTTTGAAAGACAAAATCACACACTACTGTAAGGTCGATGAATATTGAAATAGGAACGGAAAATGAATTCAGAAATGATAGAAGATTTGGTAAGAGAACTGAGGATAAAGGCCGAATTCTATAAAGAAGAATACAAAAAAGTCATAGAAATTTGTGGCCCTTTGTTACATAAACATCACGACCAAACATTAGGATCCGTCTATGAATTAAAACCATGGGTCAGCGAGACAATCTCTTTGGGACATTGCCCAAATTGTGTTCCTACTTTGACGCATCCGTTTAATCCGCTTTTACCTTATAATACTCCACGAATTCCAAAAGAACCGAACTATGTGGGAGTATATATCAAGAATGCATCACCCGAACCAAAACCACTAGAGTGGAAGCAATGTGGTGACGAGATGCCGCATGAAGAGGATCCAGGGGATTTTTTTGTATATCCTCGAGTTGGTAATAAGCTTTATTTTAACGCAGGTTCACTCCATGATTTATGGAAAGATAGACTCATTACTCATTACATCAAATTAAGTTGACGATGAAATTTCACAACGTCTTCGTTCCTCTTCCGTGGCAAAAACCTATCCTTGAAGATACGTCTCTTATCTGTTTGCTGCATGGGACGGCAGGAGGAGGGAAAACTCGGGTTGGTTTAGAGAAGATGGACCTTTTCGCTCGTCACTATCCAGGGTCTTCTATTTTGTTTGTTAAAAAATCATTCTCTACCATTCATGGCACGCTTCTTTTGCCTTTTGAAAAAGACGTGATTCGCGGCGCGACTGACGTAAAAATTCTTAGAGCTAAGAGTGAGTACATTTACAAAAACGGCAGCCGCATCTTTTGTGCAGGCATGCTCAATGATAAAGAGCGAGAGCGAGTTCGAGGCATTGGTCAAAAAGGAGGACTTGATGCAATTTTAGCAGATGAACTCACTGCTTTTACCGTTGAAGATTTTGATGAGTTATTAGGTCGTTTACGAGGACCTGATAGTGGGTTCCGTCAATTCCTTGGAATGACGAATCCTGGAGCGCCAGGTCATTGGGTGAATCAAAGGCTTATTTTAGGGAAAGAAGCAACAGAGTACTTTAGCTCGTATCAGCAGAATCATTACAACCCCGATGATTATTCAACCACGCTTCAGAAAATGGGTGGCGTCTTAGGACTTCGACTTCGAGAAGGGAAATGGGTCCAAGCCTCTGGTGCTGTTTATCCTACCTTTGATGTCTCCTTTCATGTCATTAAACGGTTCTATCTCCCTCCTCATTGGAGAAGAATCCGATGTATTGACTTTGGGTACAAAAACCCCTTTGTATGCCAATGGTGGGCTATTGACCCAGATGGTGCGATGTACCTGTATCGTGAGCTTTATCGTACGGAAGAATTAGTCGAAGATATGACTAAACTTATTCTAAAATTGACAGGCGATGAGAAAATCGAAGCTACCGTTCGAGACCATGATGCAGAAGATGCGGCCACCATGGAACGACACGGGATTTTGACGACCCTTGCCTACAAGCATGAAGAACCTGGGAGACAAGCTGTTTTGGAACGATTACAAAAGATGAAAAATGGCAAGGCGCGTCTTTATATCTTCGAAGATTGCTTGGTTTATCCTGACGAGAAGCTAATTGACGCGAAGAAGATTTACTCAACTACACAGGAGTTTGACTCCTATGTGTATGAGAAGGCCAAAGATGGCAAACCATCGACCGACCGACCGTTGAAACAAAACGACCATGGAATGGATGCGATGCGATATGGGGTCAGTTATGTGGATAACGTCAAAGAAAAATTTGATTTGCCTGCCACGCCGCAAGAGACAAAAATGCTCAGTGAAGTATTTTCCAAAGAATATGAATCGAAATCACCCTTTTTCAAGAAGTCATCGAACGCAAATCAATGGTGGCCTGGAGCTAAGTAGAGGCGGGATATGAATAAAATATGTAATATATGTGAAATAACTGGGCGTTCTTACGAAGGTAAGGTTTATTATCTTACAGAAGAAGAGTTGAAATTTTTTTCGAAGATGACAAAGAAAGAAATTTTAAGATTGATCGCAGCTTCTGTATGCTCTTTAGGACTTGGATTGTTAATTCAATGGATATCGATTCATTGGAGTGAGTTATCATATTTTATGAAAATAATATTTCTAGTCACTTGTTTCTCTTGGGGAATCTTAGTCCTTACAGAATGTTTTTATTGTGGAATAAAGAGATGGAGAGATTTTCTTTTATCAAAGGGGGGGAAATGAATGATCATTCATCAGTGAAGTTTTCTTTTAAGGATGGGACATGCTTCGCTTCACATATAAAATCCATCAAATATATCGATAGTCCCCCTGTTGTTGACAAAAAGAAATCACCTAACCTTGTTGGAAAAATCTCTTTGGTTGGCAAAATCTCTGTTACACAAGAAGGGGAAAAATTTTTAGATGGTTTGTTTCAGACGCAAGGTCGCCTACATTGTCAATGGCATAATCTGTGTACTAATAAGCCAATTGAAGAATTTGGTCATCGCTATTATTGTTATCAGCATTATCGTTATCTTCTGATATTGTCAGACAAATGTTATACAACTGTTAATTCACAGCTTTACTTTCGTAGCTAGAATTAAAAGTTAATCTTTCTCTTGCACTTTCGTTTTTTTGTATCTTACCGTTTTTCTTCCATGGCGAAGAAGAAGGAAGAGATAGCAAAGATTCCAGAGTCGGAGAGAGGCAAGCTTTCTGCCTACGACTTTGATGTTTTACGTGAAACGCCTCCCATCTTCCCCTTTTCTGGATGGACCCCACAAGATATTATCTCCGCTATTCAGACCCATGACCAAGGTCAGTTTTTCTTATCTGAGCTTCTTTATCATGCGATGAGAAAAGAGACGAGAATTGGGTCCGCCCTTGAGAAAAGAGTGCACATGATTCGGAATTTCCCGTTCTCGATGCAATTTCCCGAAGAAACTCCGGAGAGAATCAAAAAGAAAATCATTCAACTTGAGCAGAATTTCGACCAGATCTTCCCAAAACATGCGCTGACGGAGATTTTACGACGCGTGATTATGTTCGGGTTTTGTATTGCTCGCCATAGTTTCAAGATGGTGGAAGATCAAGTCGTCCCGATTATTGTGCCTTGGACGCATTCGAGTTGTTATTACAACGTGATTGAGCGTCAATTCCGCGTCAACACGCAAGACGGACTCAATGTGCCTGTGGTAGGTGATCCTTGGATTATCTTCTCGCTAGGTGGAGAAAGACCGTGGCTCAATGGAGCCATGCGCCAGCTCGCGTTCCCTTTCAATCTGATTAACCTTGGATTTGACCGATGGATGAATTTCAACGATGTGGAAGCAACCGCGATTAAGCACATTTCCGGACCTCGGCCTACAAGGGAACAGAAAGAGACGGGATCGTTTGTACGTCAAACCGAGTCAGCTCGTGGCGGAGATACCATCTACAGCCCTGAAAATTATACCTTTGAACTGGTGACTTCAGGAGGAAGAGCGTCCGCGTATAAGACATTTCAAGAGTTGATTCAACTCGCTCATAATGAGATTTCCATCATCCTTACAGGAAATAATCTCACCCAAGAGATTAAGGGTGGCTCGCTAGCTGCCTCGAATACTGCAAGCCAAGGATTGCTAGAAGCCTCTCAATCGGATGTCGAATTTTTACAGACTCCGATTTATGAGCACACGTCTCGTTTATGGATTGAAAAGAATTTTACCCCTTTTGTGTATGGAGAGACCTCACTTACTCGATATCGATGGAAACCTTGCTGGGGCGTGACTGATATTTTAGACAAGTTGGAAGATTCGGAGTCTTCGCAAAAGTACGCGCAAGCCGTTACTTCTTTTCTAAACTCAGCCATCCAGGCCAATGTTGCCTCTCAACTTAATATCGATTGGGAACAGACAGCAAAACGTTGTGGGGTCATTCTTCATACAAATCGAATGAATGGAGTAGAGAATGAGTAGAGGCGATGAATTTGGTACAGAGCCGCAACAACCTAGCGGTGGAAGTGGCGGCACACTGGCCGGAGATGCGACTGGACCGATTGCAGCAAATAAAGTAGTTGCCGTTCAGAATGTCCCTTACAGTAATGTAGCCCCCACAGTGGTAGGCCAGGTGCCTACATGGAACGGGACTAGTTATTCTCCCTCTCTTCCTACGGCCACTTCCGCTATCACCCTTGTCGATATGGGACTTACGTTATGGGCGACTCCGGTCGTAGGAGAAGTCGGCTATCTCTCTGCTCCCAATACATTAGCTAAAGCCTCTGCCAGTGCATCGGTTACAAGCAATGTGTATGGAGTGTACCAAGGAACCGCAGGCACGGTCTCTACGAAAGGTAAACTATTGGTTCTTTTTGAGGCTGGACTCACGCTCGCGGCGGACGATTTTGTTTATCTATCGTTAACCGCAGGAAGAGTGACGAATGTTCAACCCTCCACCCCAGGACAGAGCATTGTGTTTTTAGGAACCCTTCGAGATCCTACAGGATATGTTTCATTAACGGGAAGTGCATTACCAGTCTTGTTTAATGCTGAAATTCCCATTTTGGTTTTATAGGAGCGATAATGAGCGTAACAATACTAACGACAGAAACCACTGGCCGTGGAGCAGTCCATTATGTCGAT